CCAGTAGCACCTGTTAACATTTGTGCAGATCCATCAATTCTTAATCAGTCACAATGCCAGAGTTGTGGATATTACTACAGCACAGAGTTTGGAGAGTGTTCATCAACTCCATGGAATACACCTACACCTGTAGCACCACCATTCTTCCCACCGTTCTTCCCACCGTTCTTCCCATTCTTCCCACCGTTCTTCCCACCATTCTTTGCACCTACACCAGTTGCACCTACACCAGTTGCACCTACACCAGTAGCACCAACCCCAGTAGCACCTACTCCTGTAGCGCCAACACCTGTCGCACCAACCCCAGTAGCACCTACTCCTGTAGCACCAACACCAACAGGAGGATGTACTGGATGTATCAGAAATTATTGCTATGAGCCTTGCCCATCATGTTGTAATGGCGATTGCGGATGCTAGTCTATAGTGTATAATAGAATAAAACAACTATAGAAGGAGATATAAATGTCAGAAGAACTAACTCCTTGGCAAAAATATAAACAAAATTTGGGAGAAACTAGGCCTTGGGACATTGTAAACCCCTCAACAGAGTGGGCTACTGCCGAGGTAGCAGAAGAAAGATACTCTATCTGTAAAGCATGTCCAGAACTAATTAAATTAACAAAACAATGCAAAAAGTGCGGATGTTTTATGATAGCCAAAACAAAACTACAAGTGGCAGTATGTCCATTAGGGAAGTGGTAACATGGAAAAGGTATTTTGGGAAAACGATAAAGGAATAATTTTTAATAAATATAGGGCTATAGAAAGAACCGAAATTGCACCAGGAATCATGGCTTATGAAAATGTAATTCCTGAAGATATTTTTAAAACTTTTGTTTTTGACCTTGAAGAAGGTATGTTGTCAGCAAAAATAGAATGGCAAGCAGCACGGGTAAAAACTGGAATCGGGGATGCTGTAGAGACAAATGTGAATACAGAGTCAAGAGACACACAAACCATCAGTATTCCATATTCAGAAACAGAAAAAGATGATTACTCAAGTGTAAGTTCAACATTCTATACCTCTATGGCTAATCTTTTTTTAGAAAACTTGGTTTCTATAGAAAACAATTATCAAAATAATTATGGAATATCCTGCTCCTGGCATGACTCTTATCAAATTTTAAAATATGGGGTAGGTCAAAAATTTACAAATCACATAGATGATCATCCAGATTACCATAGAAGAGTGTCAACTTTGTATTATCTTAACGATAACTATTCTGGAGGAGAATTAAATTTTCCAAGATTTAATCTTTCTTTTAAGCCTAAAGCAAATCAGATGATAGTTTTCCCATCAACTTATGTATACAACCATTCTGTGTCTCCAGTAACTGAGGGAGAAAGGTATGCAGTCGTTAGTTGGTTAAGATGATAGAGCCAATACTAGTAGATAGTTTGTTAAGCGATGAGGATTACTCAAGACTTTTACAATCTTTAGATAATCCTAAGAGTTTTGGCTTTGACCCTGGATTTAGCAGGTACTGTATTGGAGATGGTGGACTACCAATTTTAGGAGAGTTGGCAGACAAACTAACAGAAACTGCCAGAGAAATATTTAATAGTGAAACACTTCTTCCAACATATACCCTATTTGCACATTATGAGGGTCAAGATCCCGAACCAAGTCTTTATAAGCACAAAGATGATAATGCATGTACCTACACTCTAGATATGTGTGTTTATCAGAATGAGCCGTGGGACCTTTTTGTTGAGGACAAGGCATATACTCTTTATAAAAATCAGGCACTTGCGTACTACGGTAATGATCAAATGCACTGGCGTGAAAAATTTCCTAACCCAGAAACTAATCATGTTGCTATGATTTTCTTTCACTTTGCTGAGCCAGACCATTGGTGGTTTACCAAGGGAGTAGAATATCTTCAGGTGGTAAGAGGGCAAATAACAGAAGAGCAATGGGAACTTCAAAATGAAAACAAATAAGGGAAATGTAGTTGTTGTAAATAACTTCTTTAATCAAGACTACTCCTGGAACAATTTTATTAATTCTATTAATGATGCGTATGATCTAAGCAATCCAAAGAACGGAATAGTTTTTGGTAAAGAGGTTATCGGAAATATAAACTTTTTTCAGAAACTAACATTGACTCTAGAAAACATTAATGAGAAAAATTTTCCAGGGGTTGAAGATAAAGCAAACAAACTAACACAGTTACACCAAGAGTTATCAAAGCCTAGCAAATGCATTGGATATTTTGGGGCAGTAAGTTTTACAACTAAAGAGCCCACAACAAGTAAGCACAATGACCCCATAGATGTCATTTATGCTCAGTTTGTTGGCTCTGCCACATGGACAATATTTGATGAAGACGAGTCTGAGGTGCATACACTTAATCCAGGAGATGTTATTTATGTTCCAAAAACTGTTATGCATGAAGTAACATCTTTAACTCCAAGAGCAGCCATATCTTTTATGTTTGGAGATTTAGAGTGAAAAATGGAATAGTGGTTTCTATGGTTCTTGATGAAAAGATAAGCATTGAGCACAACCATATGTATAAGCAGTTGTCTCATTCACTAAATACTTTGAGAAAAATAAACAAAGACATAAGTGTAAAAATTTACTATTCTCATAAGCCTGGATTGCCAGATAGCCATTCTGTTTATTTTCCAGAAGATCCAAACACAGAGTTTATACATTTTGATAATATTATAAGTTTAGATTGGCACTCAGGATTTTGGAGTGCAGGAGTGGTTGAGCATAGGTGGGTTAATGCTTTTAGAGGCCTAGAAGATTTTGATTTTGATAATATTATTAATATGGACACAGATACTGAGTTTTTTAGAGATCCAGAAGAACTTTTTGAAAAATATGGAAATACAGAGTTTCTTTGGAGCAGAGAAGATACCTGTGATGACCTAACTAAAACATTAAAGATATACCCTGCTATAAATGATGGAATAACAGTTATTAGTAAAAATATTTTAAAGCACAAAAACATGTGTCTATCATCAATGAAACAATATATTAACTACACTTTAGAAAAATATAAAACACTTCTTTCTGAAAAAGACTACTATCAATTACCCTGGGTAATAATTCAATATTCGGTATTTGACTATTTTAGTTCAAGGAATCTTCATAGATACTTCGACAAAGATGATGTTTTAATGCATGTTGAAGACAAAAAAGACACACATGTTGTTCGTCATTATTTTTCTTCAAACTCCTCAAAGTTCCTTCCAGTATGGCTGGGAGGCACACAGTAAGTTTTAACATAAAAATACCCCCAAGGATTTCTCCAAGGGGGTATTCTTTTTTATGTATTACTTAGGAAATTTAGCCATCCAGTATTTGGTTCTTGGAGTGATGCCCTTCCATGAGGACCAATCATCTCCACCGTTTGTCATATAGTATGCAATCTCTGCATTCTTGACGGGATTGAATAACTCAGCATTTGAGTCAAGATCAAACTTGGTTCTACGATCAGGACCAAGAGCATCAATCATATTAATTTGGAACATACCATAAGACGAGTCGCCAGTCTTGTGATTGCCATTAAAGGCCAATGGTCGTCCATTAGATTCTTTCTTTGCTACTGCCCAAGCCACAACAAGGTCTTTGCCCTTGAAGCCTACTAGCGAAAGCAGTTCTTTTAGTTCTAAATCAGTCAGAGAAACCTTATTCTCAAAACTCTCTAACTTTTTTGCCTTAGAAACCAAAAAAACCTCTTTCGAGGTGGTTTCCGATGTCTGAGCCTGTTCAAGGCTAAGATTGTTCTTAGTATCAAGACCTGAATCAGCATTGGCTCCGTTCGACAAAACAGTTACTAATGCTACGATACTGAGTGTGCTAATGATCTCTTTGTTTCTTTCGATAAATTTAATCATAGTTTCCTCCTTAGAAAACAATAACACCTTGGTAGGTGTTACTACCAAGTATATCATGAGATTTTTCAAAAAGCAACTTCAGAGGGTGGTATAATAAAGATTATGCCACAATATGCATCTAACTATCCTACTTCGCTTTCATACCCTATTGCCTCAGATCCCGTCAATGTACACGGAGATTTCAAGGTATTGGTAGATGCGCTAAATAATATTCTTCCCCCATTAGGATACGGAGCAGCATATATTGATGTTAGAAATACCACAAACGCAGCAATTTCTCAGGGTACTCCAGTTTTTATTAGCGGAAGTGTTTCTGGAAAATCATTAGTTGAAAAATATAATCCATCAAGTGTTTCCCATAATCCAGATGTTCCAATTCTTGGTTTGGTGAAAAATGATATTGCAACAAATACCAACGGTCTTGTTATTGTCTCTGGAGTTATTCAAATGAACACAACAGACTTAGGGCCTGCTGGAACAAAAATTTATGTAGACAATAATGGAACTCTTGTTGCAGGTCGTCCATCTACTGGACCAGCAAGATATATAGCAGTCGTTGCAATTCAAGCAACCCTTGCACTTGGAGGAATGTTAATTGTTCAAACAAAAGGCAACGGTACTTGGGGAGCACTCAAAGACGGATTGTCGTGATATAATAACATTATGGCTACCTTCAGAAATCAACCCACAGACTCTTATGCGCTAGGTTCAGCACCACCAGAAATTCGTTGGACTGTTGTTCGTGGAGATTCTGCAGCATTTCGTGTTTATGTAACCAATGATGCTAGAGAGCCACTTCTTCTTGATGATTGGGAAGTTGCTATGGATATTTATCGTCCTTCAACTGATGAGGTTGTTGTTTCTTTATCCCCTGAGCCAATTGAGTTTCAGGACACAGAAGGAAGTTTTACTGTAAACCTTACATCCTCTCAATCAGAACTTCTTGAGACAGGAGATATCTTCGACATCCAACTCACAGAACTTCTATCAGAAGGCAGAGTTTGGACGGTAGCCAAAGGGTCAATGGTTATCCTTGAAGATGTAACGCAGTAATGCCAACAAACCTAACCCCACTATCACAAGAGTTTTACAGAACAACCCATAGGCTTGCTCATACACAGATTCAAGATCTTGATGTCAAAAGAATAAAGATCGATCACTTCCAGCCAAAGGCTAGGGTTCAAGAGGTTTTGCCGTTTAGAGTTCAGTTTATAAATGTAAGTGTGTTTGGATACTCTAAAACAAATCCACCTCCAATTCCTCTTCAAGTTATTGGTTATAGTAACTATATTCTTTAATAGTACTATTAAAAGGGATGATATAATCACTACATGGCCAAAGTATCAATTCCATCAGTTAAGGCTCTATTCCAAACAGGAGATAGACCTACTCAAGAAAACTATGAAGATTTAATCGATACCGCAACTGCTCAGTCAACAGACTTGGGCTCTGCAGGTAATAATGAAAATACAATCACTGGTATTGAAAACGTAACTGTTGTTGATAACTTTGATGCTACAGTTTGGCGTATGGTCAAGTATATTGTTTCAATATCAAAGACCACTGCAGGGGACAACAAGTTCTATGCAACCGAACTTACAATTCTCGTTGACGGTACAAATGTAAATGTCAGCGAATACGGAACAATCGACAATGATGGGAATATTGGCACCATTAATGTCTCTCGCACTGGAAATACCGTGGCCTTAACAGTCACTCCAGACCAAGCGATCAAGCCAGTCACAGTTCGTTTCGCACGAATTGGACTTAAGGCATAATAAAAGGAGATATAAAAAATGGCAACAGTAAATAAAGATTTTAAGATTAAGAGTGGACTCGTCGTTGAAGGCCTACAAGGTACAATCAACGGTGAGGTAATTCTTACAGAAAATGCAGGAGATCAATACATTCTTGATTTGATTGGTGGAGAAACACTAGTCAAGTCAGTATCAAACCAGTTTGATGTTTCAGCAGGTGGAGAACTTTCACTTGATCGTACAGTAGTAGATGCTTATTATGATGAAGCAGGTTCAGCAGATGCAGCAGAAGCAGCAGCAAACTCTTACACAGATGGAAGAGAAGCAGCAATTACAACTGCTTACGAAGCATACGCTGATCAAGCAGAAGTAGATGCTAAAGCATATACAGATACTCGTGAGACAGCAATTACAACTGCTTACGAAGCATACGCTGACACAGCAGAGCAAGATGCTAAAGACTACGCAGATGACTTGATCAATGATGCATCAAACCTTTCAACAGAGGTTTGGTCAGCATACAAGACAGCAACAGAAATTAGCGTTGCTCAGACAGCAGCAGAGGCTTACACAGACACTCGTGAAACTGCAATCACAACTGCTTACGAGGCATACGCTGACCAAGCAGAGGTAGATGCTAAGGCTTACACAGACACTGAAATTGCAGCACTTGTAGATTCAGCACCAGCACTTCTTGATACACTCAATGAGTTGGCAGCAGCAATTGGAGATAATCCAAACTATGCAACAGACCTTGCTACATCAGTAGGAACAAAGGTTTCAAAGGCTGGCGACACAATGACAGGTGCTTTGACACTTTCAGGTGCACCAACAAGCAACCTACATGCAGCAACAAAGGCATATGTTGATTCAGCAGAATCAAATGCAATTTCAACAGCATCATCAGATGCTACCTCAAAGGCTAATGCAGCACAGGCTGCAGCAGAGGCTACAGCATCATCGGATGCTACCTCAAAGGCTAACGCTGCACAAGCAGCAGCAGAAGCAACTGCCTCAGCAGATGCAACTTCAAAGGCAAATGCAGCAGAAGCAGCAGCAATCGCACACGCAGATGCACTTACAACAGACGATGTAGCAGAAGGAACAACACAGTACTTCACAGATGCTCGTGCTAAGTCTTCAGCAGCAAGTCTTTTGACTGGTGCTTCACTTACAAACATTACAATCACAGGAACAGGTGCAGGACTTACTATTACCGCAGAAAACGGTGTAGCAGATTCTACAACAACTGATCTTGCAGAAGGTACAAACCTTTACTTTACAGATGCTCGTGCTCGTACTGCAGTAGATGGAACAAATCGTTCATTTACTTCAGTTGAGTTAAACTCAGTTGCTAAGCAGGTCGCAGCAACACTTTCAGCACCAACAGCAGGAATTCAAGTAGCACACGCCTTCGCAAAGGCTGACTACCGTTCAGCAGAATACCTTGTAAAGGTTGCCTACGGAACACATACTGAAATATCAAAGGTCCTTTTGACACTTGACTCTTCAGATAACATTGCAATCACTGAATACGGAATTGTTGGAACAAATGGCTCAGCGTCATCAATTTCAGCAGGTATTTCAGGAGCAAACGTACAACTACAGGTAACAACCGCTAACAATGACTCAACAGTTACTGTTATGGGTACACTTCTAGTTTAATAAAAAATAAAAATAGTTGGAAGAGGGAGTAGTAAATGGCAACAGTCGATAAAGACTTCAAGGTCAAGAATGGGTTAGTCGTAGCAAACGGCGGTACATTCGGAGATGCAGTAACAGTAGGAGCCCCAACTCTTAATGCCCATGCAGCAACTAAGGAGTATGTCGATAACCGATCAATGGCTGTTGGCTCAACTGCTCCTTCTTCACCAACTAATGGAACTCAGTGGTTAGACACTGGAACAAACAGAGTTAATTTTTATTACGATGGAATTTGGTATACCCAAGCAACTATCGATGATACAAATAACTTACCACAGCACATTCACGATACCGCAATTGATGGAACTGGTTTCATAGTATCCCAGTTCTATGAAGGTGGATCATTCAACAGCCCCTTGGGTGTAGGTTTGGATGCAGGTGGACCAGACTCGACAGTTTGGACAGTTGTATTCGATGGCGGTAGTGTAGTAGATAACTTCAACTAAAAAATTGATGTTATAATAAGATAAGTTAATGGGCAGCCCCCATAAGGAGAATATATAAATGGCAACAAGAATGCAACAGCGCAGAGGTACTGCAGCACAATGGACGGCTGCAAACCCAATTCTAGCAGCAGGTGAGATCGGTTTTGAAACCGACACAAGTAAGTTTAAGATGGGTAATGGCTCATCTACATGGTCAGCATTACAGTACTTTGCTAATGCATCAGAACTAGCAGCCATCATCGGTGGCGACATGCCAGCACTTCTCAATTCTCTTGATGAGTTGGCACAAGCGATCAATGATGATCCACAATTTTATTTAACAATGGGAACAAACCTAACAAACCACCAAAATGATACAACTATGATTCACGGTATTGTTGACACTGCTCTTCTTGCAACAACAGGAGATGTTAATACAGCAGCAACAGGAGCAGCAGTAGCACTAGCAGCACACGCTTCAGACACAACACTTGTTCATGGTATTGCTGACACAGCACTTCTTGCAACAACAGGAGATGTTGCTACCGCAGCACAAGGTGCTGCAACAGCACTTTCTGCTCACGAAGCAGACATAACAAATGTTCACGGAATTGCAGACACTTCAGTTCTAGCAACTCTTACAAATGTGTCAACTGCCAAGTCAGAGGCAATTGCAGATGCAGCAACGGCTTCATCAACTGCGATTTCAACACATAATTCAGATACAACAAATGTGCATGGAATTGCAGATACTTCTCTTCTAGCAACAACAGGAAATGTATCAACTGCTAAAACAGAAGCAATTACTGCAGCAGGCGAAGCAGCAGATACAGCCCTATCGACACACAATTCAGATACATCAAATGTACATGGAATTAATGATACAACTGTTCTTGTTACACAGCAACAACTTACAGATGCGGTTAACGGAGCAGTTATAGACCAATCAGCACTTGCTGGCGTTGGAATTGACTGGAACTCAGAAGATGAGCAGTTTGATATCGACTCAACAGTAGCAACAAAGACATATGCAGACGATGCAATTACTGATCACAATGCAGAAACACTAAATGTACACGGCATCGCAGACACATCACTTCTTGCAACAACTGCAGATGTGGCAGCAGTTACAAAAACCACTCTAGGTCTTGGAAATGTTGACAATACATCAGATGCTGACAAGCCAGTTTCAACAGCAACTGTAACAGCAATCGCAACAGCAAAGTCTGAAGCAATTGCAGAAGTAACAGCAGTTATTGATGGTGCACCAAACGCACTTAATACCCTTAACGAACTTGCTGCAGCACTTGGCGATGATGCTAACTTTGCTTCAACAGTTACAACATCACTTGCAACAAAGGTAGATTCATACACACCAATTACACAAAAGACAGCATCTTATACTCTATCAACGCTAGATCACAGAGATGATTTAATTGAAATGGGTTCAGCATCAGCACTTACATTAACAATTCCGCTAAATTCATCAATTGCTTACCCAGTAGGAACATCTTTAGATATTCTTCAAACTGGTGCAGGTCAAGTAACGATTGCTGGAGCAGCAGGAGTTACCGTAAATGCAACACCAGGTCTTAAGTTGAGAACTCAGTGGTCATCTGCAACTCTTTTCAAGAGAGCAGAAAACACATGGGTTGTCTACGGCGACTTGACAGCGTAATACAAAATTCAATAAGAAATTAGGAGATACAAATGGCAGCAGGTAAGAAATCAGGTAGAAAGTCCCAAGCGTCAAATGACTTCTTGGAGCCATTAGCACCAACAGGTGTTACAGGAACAAACGTTGGAACAGGAAGAGCCTTCAATAATGGAGCAGTTTCTGTAGCGTTTTCTTTACCAGCACTTTCTCCTGCTGCTACATCTTTTACAGTAACAGCAAGTACTGGACAAACAAAAACTGGAGCATCTTCTCCACTTATTGTTGAAGGTATTGCGTCAGCAGCATCTGTAACATTTACAGTAACAGCAACTAATGCTGCAGGAACTTCCGCAGCATCTGCTGCTTCTGCTGCAGTAACAGTAACAACAGTACCAGCAACTCCTTCAGCACCAACTGCAACAGCAGGAGTAGATGCTGACTCAGTTTCTTGGACAGCACCAGCAAACGGAGGAAGTGCAATTACCTCTTATGTTTGGGCAGCATCAGATGGCAAGACTAACTCAACAGCAGGAACTTCAGTCTCTGTTGGACAAGAAGCAAATACAGCACAGACTTACACTGTTAGAGCAGTAAATGCTAATGGAACATCAGCAACATCACCAGCATCTAACAACGTAACTACTATTGCTCCATTCTTCCCGTTCTTCCCCCCATTTTTCCCCCCATTCTTCCCACCGTTCTTCCCACCGTTCTTCCCGTTCTTCCCATTCTTCCCACCGTTCTTCCCACCATTCTTCCCACCGTTCTTCCCACCATTCTTCCCATTCTTCCCACCGTTCTTCCCACCATTCTTCCCATTCTTCCCACCGTTCTTCCCACCATTCTTCCCGTTCTTCCCACCATTCTTCCCATTCTTCCCGTTCTTCCCATTCTTCCCACCGTTCTTCCCGTTCTTCCCGTTCTTCCCACCATTCTTCCCATTCTTCCCGTTCTTCCCATTCTTCCCACCGTTCTTCCCATTCTTCCCATTCTTCCCACCATTCTTCCCACCAACCTTCACTAGCAGTGGTTGTTCAGGATGTATCAGAAGTTATTGCTGGCAAGCATGCCCTGGTTGCTGCGGTAGTTGTGGGTGTTAATAAATATGTTATACTACACTAAAGGAGATCTAAACTATGTACGCAATAATTGTTAAAGATACTGAAGATACTTATGATGTAATCTCAGCACTTAGAACTACGGAGGAAGTAAGAGCCTCTCTTGATTCTGAGTGGGATAAAGGTCTTCCTGTAGTTGGTATGAACATAACAGACCATAAGGCAACAGCCACAAAGGGTTCAACCTGGAATGGAACATCATTTGACGGAACTGCAAATGAAGGCTTCTTAGCCCTGACTCAAGAAGAAAAAGACTCATATAAGCAGTATGCTTTCTTATGTGGAAACAAGATTATCCACAGAATGAGTATGGACTCTGATAACGAAAAGGCAGAACTTTATGATGCAGCATTTGCTGGAGAAGTGTTCTTGGTAAAATGTGCTTTTGCAGTTAATGGAACAAAGGTTTCATACAATCAAGTAACCAGAGAAATCTCACCAGTTTAATAAAAAATATCTAGACAATTGTTTTGTGATATAATATAATCACAACTAAAACAAAGGAATAGGGAAATAATTTATGACAACTTATGATGAAAATGAGACCCCTTGGTTCACTAAGGATAGATCAGAAACTGCAGTAAACAGATATCCATCAAGAACTATTGAGAATAATATTTTAGTTGAAAACCCAGCATTAGGAATTAACCTATATAGAAACGTATTTTCAAAAGAAGATTCTGAAAGATACATAAACATTCTAGAATCAAATCTTGGCGGAAACGGTAAGTATAAATGGTCAGAAGCAAAAGTAACTAATTCTGATGTCCCAATTAAGAAGGCTAGAGACGCTGTAGACTTTAGGTTTAAGCAAGAAAACTTGGGACCAAGAGATGAACACAACTCTGAACTTATTGATCTTCATGAAGAAATTTATCAAAAGTTAAAGTTATGTGTTGATGATTATGCTAGATATTGGGGCATCAATGTTGTGTATTATGAAGCCTTTAACTTTGTAAAGTATGAAGGAGAAGGAACCCACTTTAATATTCATGCAGACCACGGTCCAATGTACAACTGTACGGTATCGGCTGTTGTATATATAAACGAAGACTACGAAGGTGGAGAAATTAGGTTTCCAAGAATGGACAACTACACTCATAGTCCAAAAATAGGAGACATTGTTCTTTGCCCATCAAACTATATCTATGAGCATGCTTCATTGCCTATGAAAGAGGGAACAAAGTATTGTGTTGTCGTAATGACAGACATTAATGAACTAGGACACAAGTAGTGTCTTTAGTCGCTAAGTTCAGATCTTTCAGACCCTGGTTAGATAAAGATAATATTTCTACGCCAGTACCAACACAAAAAGAAATGCCAGACTGGTATAAGGATGCAGATAGATTTGCAAAAATGCCAAGTGGTGAATACTATAAAGCACCAAAAGAGGTCTGTCCATTTCCCAAAGAAGGCACAACAGATGATTATGGAAAGATCCCTACATGGAAAGCGTGTCCTGCAATCATGGATGCGTTTGCAACTGGATATGTTTTTAAAACTCCATGCGATTTAAAGTTTGCTAAAAATTCTCAGGGTATTATAAATGTTACAATTGATGACCCTAAGTATAAAGACTTCTGTACACAAAGACCACCAATGCCACAGTTTGAACACCCTAAAGGATACTACCAGTACCACTTTGCGTGGAGTTCTCCATGGGGCCTAGAGTTGCCAGAAGGCTATAGCGCATTATTTATGACACCAATGAATAGGTTTGATCTTCCGTTTATGAACACAACTGGAGTTGTAGATTCTGACAAGGTACATCTTCTTGGAAGTTTTCCATTTTTTATAGCAGAAGGCTGGGAAGGAACGCTCCCTGCTGGAACCCCATACATGCAGGTACTACCATTTAAAAGAGAAAACTGGGAACACGAAATAGAAATTTTAGGGCAGTCTGAGATATATGGTAAAATGGTAGATAACGCAAAATTCTATCGGCAACCTGATGGAGGAGTGTACATTAAAAAAGTTTGGTCCCGCAGAGAATACAAATAAGGAGAATACAATGCAGACATGGACAGAAAAAGAAGATCTTGGCAATGGAATTATTTGCTATAGAGGCGTAATTAAGAAAGAGTTTGATGTGATAAACAGACTTGAAGCCAATCTAGGATCAGTTGCTGGATATGGAGAGTTGTCAGCAGAAGGAAAAAGATATCACTGGATGCCAGCATATGTAGGATATCAGCAACTTATGCCAGACTATAGAGACTGCGTTGACTTTAAGTTTAAGAAAACAGATATAGAATTAGACAAAAGCCAAGACTCATTAAATCTTCAGGAACTGTGGCAAGATGTCTATGATGCACAGTTTGCAGCAGTAGAAGATTACAGAAGAGATTACAACATCATGCCACTTAAGTATTGGGAGGCATTTAATTTTATTAAGTATGGCCCAGGACAACACTTTAAAGAGCATCATGATCATGGATATTCTTATAACTGCACTCTTTCTTTAGTTGCATATGTAAATGATGATTATGATGGTGGAGAGTTGTTCTTTAGATTGCAGGGCTTAAACATTAAGCCAAAGGCTGGAGATCTTTATATCTTCCCGTCTAACTTTATGTATCCTCATCAGGCAATGCCAGTGCACTCTGGAACAAAGTATTCAATTGTAACTATGTTAGATTACAGCAAAAAGTATCATACACCAGACATGTATGATTCAAAATGGGATCAAGAGTAATGCTAAATATTTCAGTAGAAAAAATGCAAGGGAGTAACTTTGAGATTAGCCCAATGTCAATCAAAAGAGAATGGATGGATGCAACATCAGAAAACCACGCATACAGATGTTTTCCAGTAACACAGGCAAACGTCGTTGGATGGAACCTTTCTTGCACAGAAGATATTGAATTTGAATGGGATGGAATAACTGACCAAACAGATCAGCATATAAAAATATTTAGTCCAACAAGTTCTTATGCTGGAAGAGGTCAGGCTTCTATAAGTTTAAACACTAGTTTGGTTTTTAAAACAGATCCAGACATCAGCATTTGGACAATTAATCCAGTAAACTATTTCAGCGAAGACTTTGAGACTATGTCTAATTTGATCAGTACATCTTTTTATCCTAATCCACTCCCACTAGCCATTAAAGCACGAAAAGCAAATCAAAGAGTGGTTATAAAAGCAGGAACTCCAATAGCAACTGTTATTCCTATATCTCTAACAAGTTTAAATAACACAGTCATAGAACTTGTTAAATATAGAGATGAGGACAGGTCAAAAGAAAAAGCAAACATATCCTACGGAGAAGCAGCACAAGAAGTCAATAAGTCTGGGAAATGGACAGATTGGTATAGAGATGCTGTTAATGAAAAGGGAGAAAGTCTGGGTTCTCACGAAGTAAAAGCCTTAAAACTTTCAGTTAAAGATAACACGAATGGTGATACAATATGAACATGGATGAATATAAGGTAGTACAAAGAAAACCATCAATGACACCGTCAGGCTGGTTTGGTAATAGCAAAGATATGATTGTTGAGTTAGAAAATTTTATGACTCAAGAAGAAATAGAGTTTCTAGAAAAGGCTGCAAAGTCATTAACAATTTGGGATGTTACTGAAAGCCATGTTAATGAAAATGGAACTGTTGTATATGAAGCAAGTTATTGGAAAGACAGGGTTGCTACTAGTCCTACTCTAGATAAGAATGATCCATCGATTGCTCCAATTATTGCAGGTCTGTTTGAAAGACTAAAGCCAATAGTTGAAGAGTTCTACAAGGTAAAGGTTATTCCTACTGGAACAACCATTGTTAGATGGCTACCTGGCCAGTTACAGAAGCCTCATGCAGACAAAGAACTGCATGAAGGTCCAGATGCTGGAACTCCAAATGATTTTCCAAACTACGACCTTTCTAGTTTGTTCTATTTGAATGATGATTATGAGGGTGGAGAACTTTACTTCCCACTACAAGGAGTTCAGTTTAAACCTAAAAAAGGTGCAGCATATTTTTTCCCAGGGGATAAAAACTATATTCACGGAGTAACAGAGATTAAGAGTGGTATTAGATATACATGTCCGTTCTTCTGGGAAATCACAGAACACACAGGAGATAGAAAGCCGTGACAAATTCCTTCAATGTAGTTGAAATATATCCAAAGATTTTTGTATACAAGGGTCTTTTTAAAGATATTGATAAAACCTATAACCTTTTAAAAGAGTCTAATGGAGAAGAGGACGGTCTGTTTAGTCCATGGACACCCTGGTCTAAGTTTGGCGAATATATTAATCCAATATTTAAAGGATACAACGATAATTTAAAAATAGAGCATGCTGAAAAAGTGGAAACTTCAACAGAAAAGCAAGAAGAGCATAAGCAAGTTCTTTTGGAAATTTTAAATAATTTTATGATAGCAACAAAAGACTATATTGCAAAAAATAATGTTGATTTTGATGAAAATAAAATTGTTCCAGACATTAAAGATCAAAATGGAAATATAATTAGCGATTGGGAATATACTGGTCCATCTATTGCAAGGTATACACCAGATATTGAAGATTCAGTAGCAATGACATACCATACAGACTATATAAGAGAGCCAATTGTAAGCCCAGGACACAAGTTTGCAATTACTGCTTTAACCTATTTTAATGACGACTACGAAGGTGGAGAAATTGACTTTATAGTAAACGGAGAAGCGTATATGTATAAGCCAGAGGCTGGAGACCTTCTTGTTTTCCCATCAGGTCATCCAGATTTTCTAATGTCTGAAAAATATATATATCTTCATGGAGTCATGCCAGCAAAACATAAATCAAAATATCTTTCAAGAATGTACTGGACAAAGTATTCTGTTGGCGATTCAGAGTGGTTTGAAAATGAAGAAAAGTTTGGCAAAGAAAAGTGGCAGGAAATGCAAAAAGATATTATGCAAAAATTTAGAGATGAGAATCCTAATAAAAGTAGTGCTGACAAAGAAAGAAGGATAAAATGAATCTAGATAATAAAAAAAGAATAACCAAAGACATAGTTGTTTATGAAAACTTTGTTGATGCAGAGACTGCTGCTAAACTTGTAAAGGTTTTAGACAAGCATGCAGAACTCGGATTAATTACGTGGATGCCCATATCTTTCTACGAGTCTTACTCTTCAGTATTGCCACAAGACAATGATGAGCATGTAGAAAATGAAGGGTTGCCAAGCGACATATTCTCACAAATCAAACAGGGGATTGTTAATGCTGTTGCAAGCGTTCACGACCTTGACCCAAAGATAATTTCTCAAATTGGATACCACACACAGAAGTGGGAGCCAGGAGCATATGCAAGAAAGCATTCTGATAACACAGATGAGCATGGACACTCTGGTGCTTTTACAAGAAGTAGATATGCAGCATTTTTGTATTTGAACGATGACTTTGAAGGTGGAATGTTGCAGTTCCCAGATCAAGATATAAGTCTTCAGCCTAAAGTAGGAATGCTTGCTGCATTTGACGGGGGATTTAATAACATGCACGAAGTAACTCTTATAACCAGTGGAGTTAGATACACTATTGGTTCGTTCTGGGACGATAGAGAAGAGTCAGACTATCCACAAGAACTAAGAGATGCCTGGGCTGAAGAAATGAAAGAGACTAGAGCCAAGCAAGAAATTGAAAGAGCAGAATGGCAAGAACTGTTAAAAGAAGGCTGGAAGTTAGATGCTGACGGCAACAAGTACAAGGTTGAGGATTTGTAAATGGAAGCATTTCTAAAAAAAGAGTTTGATGACGCTGGCTACGATACTGAGGTTTTCCATGACCAAGTTTTGTTTGTAAAAGATTTTTTAAAGCCAGAAGAGTTAGACACTATATTGGAAATAATTGAGACTACTCCAAACGAAGAGTGGTCAATAGAGTATACAAAGAATCTTGCTAGATTTTGCATGGAGAAGTTTGGAAGAGACGACGTAGAAAACCTTGTTGCTGAAGGAAAATTTGAAATTACTCAGGGATGGGAAGACAAGAATCTAAACATTACGACCAAAGAGATAAGCATGACTCTTCAAGGTAGACTAGGCAAACTATTAGAACTAGCAGATCCATCTCTAGAACTTGCTGGGTTTGGGACACTACAAAGAATGCAGGCTGGAGTTGAGTTAAAGTCTCACACAGACCAGCACACAGACCCATCCATTAGATATGCTGCTATACTATACATTAATGATGACTATAAGGATGGAACTTTGTTCTTTAAAAATAAAGAAGATTCAGACTTAAGGCCAAAACCAGGAACATTGCTTATTTTCCCAGGAAACGAAGAATATGAGCATGGAGTAAGGTTTGTAGGAGAAGGACCCATAAGATATGTTACTGTAGGATTTATGAAGGTAACAGGTTTTTATGAGAAAAATAAATACTAAGGAGATATACAATGGACAGAGAAATACTTGAAGAAAAGGTTTACTATTACACAAATGTAATCGAAGACCCAAAGAAACTTGTTGATGCAATTGAAAACGACAACAAGGATGAATGGGGCGAGTGGATGGCTTGCAGTGGACAACACTATGTCTATGGAACAGACAAGACTATTACATTAACTGCAGAGGCTGACGAAAAAGATAAGTATATCTATAATACTTTGCAAAAGGCATTTGACGATGTTGCAAGAGATTACGCAAAGGCTCAAGGTATCACAGATGAACCAAAACTATTTCCTCAGTACCCAATCAAGAAGTACCAAGCAGGAACCTACATGGGTGCTCACTTTGATCAGCAAGAGGGAGATGAGAGACTAAAGGTTTCTTTCGTAATGTATCTTAACGATGACTATGAAGGCGGAGAATTATCTTTCACTATTGCTTCTCCAGACGGAGTCTTGCAGAATGCAAGCCCAGAAGCAGATTTTGCAGAAGCAGAGCATAATGGAAATTATTCATTTGCAATAAAGCCAAAGGCTGGAAGCATTATTGTCTTCCCACCATCACCACCATATCATCACACTGCACACTTAGTCAAAAGCGGTGAAAAGATCATGGTTCCACAACACTGGATTCACTAATATTGAAAACAGCAATAGTAACAGGAGCCAGTAAAGGTGTTGGTTATGCAACAGTAAAACTTTTATCTGAAAATGGATATAAGGTTATTGCTGTTTCAAGAGATCTTTCTAAAGTTTCAGGCTTAGTCGGGGATAATGTAGAGGTCTATCAAATGGACATTACAAATGCCAACGAATTAAAAAAGTTTTATGATCAATACAAAGATATAACTCTAGACCTGCTAGTAAACAATGCAGGAGGAGGTGCTGGACCAACCAGCATTATCAATGAAACAATGGATAACTTTAGAAGAGCCTACGATATAAATGTCTCTGGCCCAATGTATCTTTCTCAACTTTTTGTCCCATGTATGAAAAAGTCAGAGTCCGCAACAATAATTTTTGTTAGTTCTCTTGGTGGAAAGTATCCATATAGATCTGGTGGAAATTACACAAATGCTAAAAGAGGAATGATGGCTCTTGTAGACACCATGAGGCTAGAGTTTCCAGAGTATGGGATTAAAGTTACTGAGATTTGTCCAGGTACAATTGATACACAAATAGAAAAAAGAGAGATTGCAATAACTGCTGAAGATATGGCTGAGTCTATAAGATGGGTAGCAAGTCTACCAAAACATGTTAACATAAATCATATAGAGATAAATCATATACTTAGTGGTAAATAATTTTTAACTCTCAACCTCTTATTTAGGGGAGAGTTTTACTTTTTATAAAACTCTGCTATACTTATGACTTAATCCGTTTTTGAAAGGACGATACAAATGTCAGATTTTTTTAGTTTTAAACTTCCAGAGGACTTCGTAGAAAAGTACAAAAGCCAAGAAAGCCCATTTGGGTTTAAGGATGCAGCAGAAAATTCACTTGGAGAAATTACTTTTATTCGTACATATTCTCGTATGAAGGAAGATGGAACTAAGGAAAGATGGCACGAAGTTTGTCGTCGTGTAATCGAGGGGATGTATTCAGTACAGAAAAACCATGCTAAAGAAAACCGTTTGCCATGGAATGATTACAAGGCTCAGAAGTCTGCACAAGAAGCATTCCAAAGAATGTTTGAACTAAAGTGGACACCACCAGGTCGTGGTATGTGGGCATTTGGAACTCCTATGACTATGGAGAAGAAGAACTCAGCAGCACTACAGAACTGTGCAATGGTTTCAACAAAGGACCTTGACAAGAATGATCCAGGGGCATTATTTGCTTGGGTCATGGATGCCTTGATGCTTGGTATTGGTGTAGGGTTTGATACAGTGGGACAGGATAAGAATTTCTCAATCTATACCCCAACAGAACCAGAACAGGTGTTCGAAATTCCAGACACTCGTGAAGGCTGGGTAGAGTCAGTCAGACTTCTAATCAA